GCATACATATTGTTGTTGTGGGTTATCGAATACAAATGCATCGATATCTTCCGAGTTTGCTGGTGTTACTTGTACGTAATGGTTTGCAAACGTTGGTTTTAACGTAGTTGCTGCATTGTAAAAAATACCATTTAAGGCACCAATTACAGGCGCAGCTGCAGTTTGACCATTAACAATGTAACCAGCAGCAGAAGCAACACAGCCACCATGAAATATAGTAGTTGCATAACCTGCATCGATTTTGTATTTGCCCTGACCAGAAGTCGCTGGAGTTGATCCAAGCGTTCCTGCAGCAATCAAACCAAAACCTTGTGTGTTTCTATTTGCCATAGTTGTTTCTCCTTATGTACCTGCCCCAAGGGGCCTCCAGTACGGTTTATAAATTCAGTGATGTAAAAAATTACTTTTTCGTACCACCGAAGGTTACACGAGACTGCCTTTCAACATTGATAGGCATCCTCTGGTCCTGCTCCTTCATAAGATCGTTTTTTACCGCTTCGTCTCTTTGTTTATGACGGTCAGTCATATACTCTTGACGTTGTTTCGCAATCTCAGTCGGTACCTTCGCAAGTAGAAGGCCACCTACCCCAATCACTCCCTTGTATTTACCTTCATCAAGTACGGGATAGTCAGATGAGTTTTCGACTTCTTCAGCCCTCACTAATTCGTATCCTTCTCTTAATCGTCCGGATATATTTTTAGTGTCCTGAAAGCCTACACTTTCTGCTCTTATCCATCTATACCTGAATCCATCAGGTGCAGGGGGTGCATCTAGAGAAGATGGTGGAACCCAAACTTTTGGTCTTTCAGTTTTAGACCTAGTTGAATTCGCACGAGAAGTATTGTTATCTTTTTCCATTTTACGCTCCTTCCGTGAGTTTTATTTGTTTTGCGTATTCTTCAAGTGGCACTCCTAATTTTTTCGCTATTGCGACTTGTGATGAAGTGAGTCTCACAGTTTGTCTTCCAGATCTAACGTTACTAGAACGTTTGACTGAAGCAACATTTTGCGTCGGTTTCGACGTTTGTGATTCCTTTGTATCAAATTTCTGCGGAAATTCAAGTCTTATTCTTTTATCAACTTCCGTATAATATTCATCAGTTTGAGGATCAAAACCTTCCTTTTCAGTCAAATCTTTATGGATTTCAAAGGCAGTATAAGTCATTGCTCGGTCTTTACCAAACCATGAATTATCACTAGCCCAATCTTCCGCTCTAGGATCTGGTGCAGGGACAGGTTTTTGTGCACTATCAGAAAGAGGATCTGCAGCCGATAACGTTGGCGCAGGCTCTCTGTTAGTTGTTGTATTTGTTTGTTGTTCCTTTAAAGCATTTAGTCTAGCTTCATCAATTGATAAAGCAGCGATTTTTTTCTGAGCATCAATTTGAGAAGCAGCGTCAGCATTTTCAATAGCTGTAGCTAATTCTTTTTGAGCAGAATCTAAACCTGTTTGGACTCTAGTTTCAAACTGTTTTACATAATCTTCATTTACTTTTGTAAATTTAGTTTCAACAGTTTGTCTTTTTGCTTCAACGGATTTTGCATATTCTAAAGCAGCTTTTTCTCTTCGCTCTGCTTCTCTCATTTTACGAGTTAGTTTTGCGATACGAGATTGAACTCCTTTACTATATACTTCTAATTGTTCATCATCCTTTTTTTCTTTTTCTTCGCTTACTTGTCCACCTTCTTCTAATTTTGTTTCTCTTTCATTTTCAAATGATTTATCTGTTTCTGGTTCTTTGTTTTCTGTTTCTGTATTTTCCGTTTCAACAACGGACTCATCTTTTGTTTCTTCAATAACTATCTCTGCATCAGGACCTGATGTATCAATATCTACTGTTTTTTTTTCTTCGTCTGGCATAGTTTACTCCTTCCTATGATTAAAACTCATGCAATATGTCCTCTGGACTGTCTATTGTTGCTAACACTTCGTCGTCGTTTAGAAGACGCATTTCTCCGCCATCTATCTTGATCCGTGATCCGGCGTAACGTGCAAACATTACCCAATCATTGACCTTGCACCACGGACCTTCGGGATATCTTTCTTTATCCTGATAACATTGTGGGCCCATAGCTAAAACCAAACCAACTTGAGATGCAACTTGTTGCCTCTCCAAAGTTGTTTCAGCTAATACTAATCCACCTTTAGTTTTTTCTTTCATCTTGAAAGGTAAAACTATCATCCTCCAACCTGTAGGTTGTGGTAATTTAGGTTCTTTTACTTCTTCTTTTTTCTCTGATTTTTTTACACCAACAAGATCATTGTTTGGTGTTAAGATTGATGACTGTTCCTTCATTTTTTTGCTCCTTATCTTCTAGCAGGTTAGAGAGTTCCTGTTTAGTTGCCTCTATGGCGTTTATTTGTCCTATTATATACTTATAATTTTCCATGCTGTCAACCCCTCCAGAAGTTACTGCCAATGACAGATCTTCGACTTTGTCGTTTAAAAATCTTATAAGTTTATTTATTACTGTTTCTAATTGCATTTAACACTTCCATCTTCTCCGTGCTTGTCGAATTCGTGAGTTAGGATCGTTACGTGTTTTTGCTGATGACCTTTTTAATTGTCCTAGTGATCTAGCGCAGTATGACTTCCTACGATTAGCAGCTTTTGATCCTGGCTTCACTTTCCCAGTCACGGCTGTTTTTAATTTACTTCCAGGGTTTGCCGCCCTGTAAGCTCTTACACCTTTTGCTGTCATTCCAGCTCCAGATTTTGTTGGTCTATAATTACCACCTTTAGTAGTAGTTTTTCTTATAGGATTTTCTTTTTTTCTCATGCGAATGTTTTTACGTTAGTTGGTTTACCACCTGGATTACCTGCTGCTCTTTTTCGTTTGACAGCACTCGCCTTTTGCGACTTTGACATCCGTGTGGCTTTTGCAAGTGGGACGCATTTTGGATATTTCCTCTTCGAGCCTTTGCTTCTCCCGCAAGGCTGATACTTCCCGTTTTTCTTCGGTGCTCCAATGTCTACCCATTTCTCTGATACCCATTTTCTTAAACCACCTTCTGCAAAATTTTTACGCACAACTCATTCTCTTTCGTCTAGCTAATCCACCAACACGAAATTCTTGTTTCATTATACCACCAGCAGCTTTTTTATTTTTTTTACCACCTGGTGTAATTTTTCCAGAACAAACTCCTGAAGCATACATATTAGCATAAGCTGAAGGATATACTTTGAATTTTCTTTTAGCGGCTGCTTTGCCTTTTGCACAAAGTTTAGCCATTATGCTTTACCACCTTTTTTAAAGTATCCCATTTTAGCTACAACTTGAGGAGCTTTCTTTTTTAACTTAGCTAATCCTGGTTGTTTTTTTGGATTTATCTTTTTTTTACCGGGTTTAGATGTACCATCTTTATACATCATTCTATTTGTCATTCCGCCACCCATCATTTTTTTTCTCATTATTTTTTTCCCCCGTTTTTAAAAATTTGTGTACCCTTTATACCATAGATGCTCGCCACGACAAGAATCCATAAATTTGTGAACCATTTCGGAAGCTCTGAGAACATGTCAAAAAACAATTTTACTTTGTCCATTGCTGTTGGATCGTCTGATACGACTGCCCAGGCCAAAATTGCTATGGGCAAACTTAAAATTATCAAAACTGCCTCGTCCTTCCAATCCGATTGACGTGCTTCTAATAATTTTCCCTGGTATTCTTCTTTACCTTCGGCCATACGAGATGCATGCATAAGCTGTGCATCTGACATAGCTATTTTCGTCTTTTGCTTGTTAGCATAAATTTTACTACCAGCAGAAACGGCTAATTTAATTGCCGATAACCACATGTTAGTACCAAGTAGCTGTTTTTTTCTTGTCAGCTAACATTCTTTTAGTTCCTCTAACTTTTTCCTTGTCTCCAGTAGGAATATAGTTGAAAGCACCATCAGCTGTAGTCTTAGATCTTGGATCTACTTCTATATTCTGCTCAGGAATGTTAACATCTTTTGATTTTTTATAATTTATCATAATATTTACCTTTACTAATTTATATTACTATTATTTTTTTTTGCAAGACTTACTCCAGCTCTTAATTCCGCTAAATCTTGGTTTTGTTCTAGCTTATCATCAAAAATATCTCTTGCTTGAACTAATTTTGCTCTATCAAGGTCTGCTTTTGCTTCATCAGCTTCTTTTCTTCTGTCATTTTCCATTGCACGTAGGTCAACTTCACGTGATTTTAGTTTTAGTAATGGGTCTGAATCAAATTGTGATGTAATTTCTTTTTCTTCTTTAACAAAATCAGCTGTTAGTTCAGAAATTAACACAGATTTTCTTGCTTCTATGTCTTGAGACATTTTTTGTAGTTGTTGTTGAGCTTGTGGGTCTTGTTGAGCCTGTTGTTGAAGCATTTGAATCTGTTGTATACCCTCTGCAAACTCTAATTCTACTTGTTCTTGCGCCATCAAACTAATATGTTCTAAAATATTCTTTTGAATAGCAGCCATAATCTGTGGATTATTTCTAACCATGTTAGTAGACATAAAAGTTAAGTGAGATGTAATATGTGCTCTGTGATCTTGAGCACCAAATGCTTGAAAAGGTTTTCCACCCAAAGCATTTATATGTTCTAGACTTGGATCCATTGGTTGCATTGGAGCAGGAGGAGGTAAAACTTGATCAATATTTTTTACACCTAATGCTTCATACATTTTTCTGTAAGCTTGATACAAATTATGCAATTGTGGTTGTGATGTTGCAAGTTGTAATTCAGTTTGGGCCATAGAAATTCTTTGTGCCATTGAAAATATATTTGGATCTGAAACAGGCAAGATATCTACTCTGTCATCAAAATCCATTTGTTTAACTTCTCTTTGTCCACCAACAACATCAAAAGGATAAACAGGTGGTAAATAAGTTTTAAAGACTTTAGATAATAATCTAAATTCTTGTTTCATACCTGAATATAATCTTTTGTGAATAGCAGACATAACACGTGAACCACGCTCAAGAAGTGCAACAGTAGTTCCTACTGCAGCGCCTTGATTACCATCACCCACTTGCATATCAGCAATAGCCGCGAATCTTTGACCAGCTTGTACAACAACACCCATTAATTGTAGCAAAGTTGTAGAAGGTTCTTTGTAAGGTAAAGTCATAAACGCATCTCTTAAATTACCACCAGGTGCATCTACATCTCTAAATTCACCAGGTTGTAGTGGAGCGGCTTCATCTCTTACTCTAATACCACGCTGCTTAAATCCAGCAGGTAAATTAGATAATGTTCCTGCATCCAACAATTGACGGAGTGCAGCAGTTGCAGTTCTACTCAATCCGCCAATCATGTGAATTAATCCAAAACCATAAAATCCTAGTCCCGGTAGAAATTTGAAATGTACAAAATATTGGATTTTATTTCTTTTTGGATCTGTAGGTTCGTAGTTTCTACGAATTGATAAAACTTTTCTTGAAGTCTCGTCGACAGTTACAATATAAGGTAATTTAATTCCTGTAGTATTTAATTCAGCATCTTTATCTTCAAAACCTTCTATGTCTAAATTTACATGACATTCTAATAAAGTATAAATTGTTTCTTGTTTACCAGTTTTTTGACTTCCTTCTAATTCTCTTTCTTTATTTGCTACTTCATCTCTAGTAACACTTTGTGGTTTACTTAATTCAATATCAGAATAAAAACCATTTACTTGTTGTTTCCTTAAATCGTTTTCTGAAATTTTTAATGTATGAATAATCGCTTCCGCATCCTCTAATGAGGTAGCAGAATACGGAACGACTAAATCATCTGCTGGGATAAACTTTGATACAGCTCTTCCCAAT